GAGTTCTTTTCGTACTGTGCTAGTACTGCATCAATTGAATTTGCCATAGATTTTTGTTTTTAATTTATACTCTTTTATCTATAACAATTATAAGTGAATTTGGTAGAATGTCAAATAAAAAAGGGACCTTGTTGGTCCCTTATATTTTTATAAAAATCTACGTCTTCTTTTGTAATTTTCTTTTATATTTTCTTCGTCTTCTTCTGCGTCATAAATATTAAAAGTTTTTTTAATTTCATTAGGTGAAAAACTTTCTACATCATCGGAAGTTAAAACATATTCATTTTTACCTGACTTTTCCATGTCCATTTTTTTATCATCAAAAAAATCTGTTAATTTTTGATTGTATGGGTAAGAATCTAAAGATCTTAACTCTAACTTTTCTTCAGGTGTTTTTTCTCTATATTTATCAAATTTATTTTCTAAACTATCTATTTTATTTAAAAGTTTATCCATGTTTTCCAACTTAGATGTTAAATCATCTAATTTTGAAAAAATGCTATCCATAAATTCCTCTTGTTTAGATTTAATTTCTTGTTGTGCAGTTACTAAATCAGTAATGTCAATTTCTTCGGTTTCGTCCTCACCTTCTCCTTTATCTTCTCCTCCAACTTCTTCAACGTCAGGATCATTTGGTACGTCAACAGGTTCTGGTATTTCTTCTCCTCCTGCCGGTGGTGCACCTGCATCTCCTCCCGCTGGTGGCGCACCCGCTGCGGGATCTCCAGCTGGTGGTGCTCCTGCGGCGGCAGGATCTTCGGCTGGTGGTGCACCTGCGGCTGCAGGGTCTTCAGGTGGTGGTGGTACATCACCTTGTTCTTTGATTATGTAATTATTAATTTGATTAAATCTTCTGATCTCTGCTAGTATTTTTGATTCTAAATTCATTTTGTTAAAAAGTTTTAACCATTCAATAATGTTTTAACTCCCGTAGGTGTCTCAACTTTTAATGTTCTGTTTGTTTTTACGGTATTGTCGTATCTTTCAATAAGTCCATCTTTCATTCTAATTGTATAACAATCACCAGTATCTAAATCACAAACTTCTTTATACCCATTTTCTGTTTGTCTTTCTGTTATACGAGTATCTTTTCTAAGATATTCGTCTAAAATTCTTTTTACGTTCATAGTGTTTAATTTTATATATAAATATATGCTTATTTGTAAAATTTAAAAATAATTTTCAGCAATCTTAACCACGTTAATATAGGAATCAAATGAGTCTTGTGTAATTGTTCCCTTACTTAAATTTAAATCTATGTAGTTTTTGATGTATTCCGCGTTTAACTGTTCAATAACATTAGGGGTTGCCGGATCATCCGCAATTAATATTCCTGCCTCCCATATTGTTATTACAAATTCTGAAATTCCACTATAAAACGCGTTTTGATCATTACCATTTAACTCAATCAATCTTGGTAGTACTAATATTGGTTGGGTCAAATATGAAGATGCAATTTTTATAGAATCGGTTTCGGCACTAAACGAAAATAATGGTGTCGGTACGTCTGAGTTATTAACACAAATTAATTCTGAAAATTCAGGTCTATTTCCATTATTTTTATTTACCGCATTTATTTCAAAATAGTTATTATTTAATGGCTCAATTGTTCCTGAACTTTCAGATTGGTTTAAAGGTCTTGTCAAAGCAATCGTAAATAATGTTATTTTTAAATTTCTATCATTTTGATTATTTGTTGGTCCTAATGTATCATTTATTAAAACCTTTAAATCTTCAAAAGTTAAAGTTTTTTTATCTACTTTAACAAATGGGAATGTTTTATAATCGGCATTTACTATTTGTTCACAAGCACTTTGGTCTGACAATAAACCTTCTTTTTCTAGTTTTTGTTGTTCTGGATCTAATATTGATTCATAATTTTCAGGTTGTCCCTCTGTGTTTTTTCTTTCTAATATTTTTGCTTTATATTTTTGTAAGTAATTTGCCTTAACATATGTTCCTAAACTTTCAGGTTGTGGTAATGCGTATTTAGGCATTCTTGAACCTGTAAAATCAGTCGTAAATTCACCACCACTACTTAACTGATGACTTACCTTAAATATTAGATATGGTCCATAAAATAAAGGAACATGTCTTAAATTAAAATACATCATAGGTTGTATCATTGCATTAGACATACTATTAACACTACATGTATATGACAATGATTTGTAAAACGAATATAATGAAGCGGTTTGTTGATTTATTCTATCACCACTAGCACTATTAGCCAAATTATCTCTAACCATAAATGTTGCCGCTGTGTTTTTTTTGTCTTGCATCCCAACACTTATATTTTTAAATATATTTTGATTTCTTATACCAAAGTCAACATTAAACCCCACCACTTTATTTGATAAAGATTTATTTTGTTTACCGTCTTGTTTTCTGTTTGGGTTTGTTGTTGGATTTCTAAAATCGTAACTATCATCTCCGTATAATACAAAACTGTTATCATTTTGTCTTGGTTTTTCCGATTCTTTACCTGTGTAAACACATAAAAACTTTGCTGTTGAATTTATATAATCTACGTTTGTCCAAGTACCAAATAAACTATTAGCCGGATCAATGTCTACCGCTTGAGGATTTTTTGATGGGTTTTGTATACCGTAAAAATTAATGTAAGCAGGTAAAGAAAAAAAGATCATGTTACTACATAACTCCAACAAGTAACCAACTATTGAATATATATCGGTTCCTCCGTCGCTTTTAAAAAGATCTCTTACGTCTTCTAAATTTATTTGTATCTTATCTCCAATATCATTATTTGCGGTATCATGGAATAAAAAATCTTCAAATAGTGTTTTGGTTTGAAAGTCAGTACCTGAAATCCACTTATCATTTAATGTTTGAAATACATTATACAAAGACAGTTTGGTTGTTTCACCTTCTACTGTTGCATTTGAATTGGTTTTTGTTTTTTTGTTAGGTAAGTTTTTATTTAAATACAATGATACTTCTGAAATTATATTATCGTCAACCAAACTTAGGTCATCTAAAAAAGCTTTAAGTTGTTTTGTAAAAGTTTGACCATTGTATGGTAAATTTTGTTTTAATTTTTGTTGTTTTTGTGTTGCATATATTCTGATAAGTGGATATAGTGTTTTTATATTCTCTTCTGAGAATTTAATATTCATATCTATAAAAAAATCAGTAAACGTGGAACCCGTATTAGTGTAGTTGCAACCACTGATAGTTGAAAAACCAACATATTTTAACATAGTTTTCCATTCATTATTATAGCTTGCCCTACTTTGGGTTAATGATATTGTTTGTCCGGCACCAGGTAATGTGTTTATCTCATATGGTTCAAAAACAAATGGGTCAACAGGATTTCCTGGTTCATTCAATATACTGTTAAATAACCTTCTATCAAAATTTCCAGCATTTCCCATTTTAAAAACACAATCAAACTCCATAAATTTTTTAATACCTAACGACATGTTGGCTAATTGTCTTTTTGCCAATTCATAGGCATCTTGGTTTTCTTGGTTAACTAATTCAACGTCATTATCTCTAACTAAAAAAATGTTTTTAATTTGATCAAATAATCTTCTTTCTTTTATATTTTTTATTTTATTTGTACTTGTATATGTTGGGCTTGTTTGTTCTTTTTCTAAAAAAAGAATATCGTTTGCGGTTGGGTTTGGTTCACAAAAACCTAAAAACACCTTTTCAAAAAAGTCTAAGATTTCAGGTTTAAATATTGAAAACATATCTTCCACTGTTTTGGACATCAGTTCTTTCCCAAAATTTAAATATTCATTATACTCAGGTTTTTTAATTAAATCGTTATCATAATACCCAAATTGTGGTGCTCCCCAAAAAGACCTTACAGAACCATTATACATTGCCGGATTATTAATCACTTCAATTTTTAGTTTGTCGTTAACATCAAAACACTCAAATACTGTTTGGTTGATTTTTATACCTCCATTTGAAGGTATAAGTAAATGTGTTTTGTAACTTTTATCAATCAGTGGGTCTTTATCAAATGTGACGTATTGAAAATATGGTTTAATAATAATGGCTCTTGCGTTGTCGTTTGGGTCTCCACTAAAATTCATAAAATAAGAGGCATTAGTGTTTGATCCAATTTTTAATTTACCTTCATTATATAAATTATCAAATTCAGTTTGGTTATATGTTGTGAATAAATCTTTTTTAGTAAAGAACCAATAAAAATCGTTTATAAGTTTTGGGTAAAATCCTGTGTTTAATATATCCATGTATCCAGTAAATGGTTCTACCTTTAAATCTAATGCTTTAAAGTCTATAGATCCTCCTGTATAATTTTTAATTTTAAACTGTGTTTGTAAATTGTTTAAAAATGGGTCATAATATTTTTGATAATTAAAATTTTCCCATACATCGTCTAGTATATCTTTTTGGGTTTCTACATAATTTTTATACCTATGCCAAACAGAACCAAATTTTAATACTGTTGCATATGGTATTTGATGTATTGATGAAAAATTCTTGAGTGTTCCACCAAAAGAATCTAAATACCTATCAGTATCGTAGTCAATAAGTGGGTCAGATAATTCTGAAAGAGGTAATGAGTTCAAATAAATATATCCAAGTGCAACATATGGGTTTTCGTTTGAATTTTTTTCTAATTCAACACCTTTTAATAATGCATTTATAAAGTATGGTGTATTTAATAATGAACAACTTTGTATGTTTGTTTCAACATTTCCTGAATAAAATGTTGGGTCTAGTTCAAGTTTATCTACTGTAACATATCTATCAACAAAATCATTATTAAGAAAAAATTCTTTAAGTGTTAGTCTATTATTAATAGTTTTTGAACTACTTTTACTGACTAATATTGGTGTTGTAAAATTTTCAAATTGTTTTTTAGCATAGTATTTATAACATTTTATTTTTTTAATGCTTTCAGTCTCGTTCAATCTTGCAATTGTTTTTTTATCATCTAAAAAAATATACGTTTCAACAGTTAGATTATAATTATTAGGCGTAGTATATACCGTAGAACCTGTCACAAAATCTTCGTCAGTATATGGTAAAGTATCCAAAAATGAAATTTCTTCTACTTCTGTACTTCTTAAATAATCTTCAAAATTTTTAATAAATGGTGTGGTGTTATCTAAACTTATAGATCTTGTACTCAAAGTACTTAAATCATATAAACCATAATCTTTTTGAATAACGTTTCTTATTTCTTCTGTTACGTATTTATCTCTTATAAAATCATTCCATGATGTACCAGCACCGTTATAATTTGATATCGCCTGTAGCTCATCTCTTAATGTTCGTAAATTATATTTTTTTGTTTTTAATTTCTCTACTAACTGTGGGTTTTGTAGTGCAGAACTTATTATATTTTTAGCCTCTAATTCTGCTAAAAATTTATTTATCTGTTTAGTGTTAAATGTGCTTTTTTTGAGTTTTGTATAATGACTCAACGCATAAATTCTTTCATACATTTCATACATAAATTGTACTTCAGATGTGTTAAAATATGGTGCGACCTCAAATGGAAAATACAAAGTATTACAAGAACCGTATTTTGCTAATTCTTTTGGGTTGTTATAGACATTTCTCTTAGCTTGAACTGATTTTTCAATTGAAGCGTTTAAGTAACTTTCTAAAAATTTTACTTCAGGCCAAACATTTTCATCAAAACCTTCTGTTTGATCAGCATATTTTGGTTCACCAACATAATGAATATTATACTTATTATTACCTTCTTCATCTTTTTCTTCAACAAAATATGTTGGCCAAGGATAAACAATATTAATATTTTTAATTTCTTCAGATACTCCTTGTGTGGAATTTTTTCCATCAATACTATTATTTTTATCAGGAGGTAAAATTGTAGATACTCTTCTTGGATTATCTCTTAAATTATTAGCGTCTGTATGTGTCTTGTCCATTAGACGATAGAAAGTATCTAAACCAGCAATTAGTATTGCCATTACATTTCTTAAAGTGGGTTCATACCCTAAACCACCATCTTTAGAAAAGAATCTTACCGCTAGACTGTTTGATATTTCTGTTTCTATTTCTACTTCCCTTTCATCTATTCTAGTTTTAAGAACGTTTATTTTATCCAAGAAACTATTTGTGACGTATTTATTACCACCAAAATTTATTTCTCCATATTTTATAAGTGTAGGGAATGTTTCAATATCATTACCATTAATATCTTTTATAATTTCTTTAGCTAAAAAATCTTGATTTATTTGAGCGATAAAAAGATTTACTTGTTCGTCAGTAGGTATTGACCCAATTCTTGCGGCCATTGTTTTTTTATAATCTTCAAAAGTTAACTTATTATAATCAAAATCCTCAAAAATTTCTTCATCAGTTATAGTTACAGGTATTTGATTTTCCCCTTGAGCATCCTCACCAAAAGAGGCATTTCTTCTCATGTTATCTAAGGAATTATTTATTTCAGCTTTAATTGCCGATATTATGTCTTGTCTTTTTTGAAAATCTAAAGTGTTTTTAAATGAATAAAAAATTTGCCCATCATAAATTATATAATTTGATGTGTCTAAATAGTTATTCAAAACTACTTTATATGCCCTATCTTTAATTTCTAAAAGGTCGTTTCTAAATTGGTCAATGTCACTTAAAACCACAAAATCACCTTGTTCTATACTTTGGTTCATGAAGGTTGTAAAGCTATCTGCATCTTCAATAAACTCATCTATTGTTAGATGTGGGAAACTTTCATCAATTAATCCTTTTGATTTATAAATTTTATAAACTTCATCTAATTTTTGTCTACCTAATGATGATTGTTCTGATTTTACTGTAGTATTTACACTATTTGTTGGTGATGGGTCTTTTGTTTCAACTATTTGTGGAAACATTTTTGGTGCGGTCCTTGAATAGTCTAATAAGCTGTCGCTTAGTAATCCTGAATTTTTACCAATCAATTTAAGATCTATTCTAAAATTTCCCAAGCTGTTATCAAAACTCGCATTAAAACTAACTAAATTTAAACTATATCTTATTGCCTTACCGTAATAACCTTTTAATGTTAAATAAAATATGGGGTATGGTAGATTAAAAAATACAGAATAAAGTGAGTTTTCCCCTTGTTCAAACAAAGTTCTTCCTTGTATATCAATAAGTTGTATCTCTACTGTTGGGGTAAACATACCTCCTGCCTTTCCACCGGTTATATCTACTCTAATACTTTCAATACCTAACATTTGTGTATCTTGATAGTTAGAAACCGATCTAGCGTATCTTATGGTACCGTCTTTATTGTTTATTTGCCTCTCATTTGTTTGATTTAATCCTTGACCTTCTCTTGACCCCATACCGGTTACTTGATCTGACCAACTTGTATCATATGAATCTTTACCTTTAGGTCTTAAAAAGTTAATATCATCTCCTTTTTTATTCGGGTCTCCGGTTTTTCTTCCTTCCAAACTTGCAATTTGTGTACTTATAACATCACTATCCAAATCTAACCCAACCGCTAATTTTGTTCTTGGTACAACTTTAGTTTCTAAATTTGCATAAAAGACTAAATCTTCGTGGTCAACTAAACGATCTTTAACTTCTCCATCAACTACAATTTTATTAGGGTCTATTAAAATTATATTATCGTAGTCAGTTTCTACATAAATTGTTTTTTGATTTAAATTATCTGCCATAATAAAAAATATAACTATCTATTGCACTTTTGTAGTCTTGTAATGCACTTATTAATGGAAATGGTATGATCAATATTGTGCCATCTGGTATATTACTTTCAAGACCACCATAAATCGGGTTCGCTATTTGTATTAACCAACCAAAATATGGTGAACCGTATTTTTCATAACTAATTTTATCTAACCTTGATTGTCCCGATCTGTAAATATATTTTTGATCGGAAGGTCTATTACCTATGTTTATGAATGGTACCACTAATGAGGTTCCATTAAGTGTAAATTTGCTGTATCTTCTATAAAAATCCATACTAATTTAATGTTTTTTTAAGGTTAAAGTATTCGCTTGGTATGTCTATTTGTGACCAAACATTTCTTAAATTTTGTTCGTTTTGTTGTTGTGCTGGATTTTGTTTTTCATAATCCATAATTCTTTTCTTTTGTCCAGTAAATGGTTTATAAATATTATTAGGTAATAAACTCGTTAGTACTTCATCTTTAAATTTTTGAAATAATTTTGTACTTTCCGTTTTAGATCTTTCAAAATCTTGATATAGTCCTGTCTGTCTTTTCACTATTTTATTTTCATTTGCAAAATAATTAAATCCTAAGTTGGATAATAAATAAGTTTTCCAAAGGTCTTGATTAGTTGTGTCTTCTATGACTGTTACAATATTGTCTACAAATTTTTCGTATCCATCCAAAATTTGTTTACCAAGAACAATAAAAAACACATTTACGGCTTTAGGTACATTTTCATAACCCTTACTTTCTTCTAAATCAGGCGTTAAGTACATCTCAAAAAGATATTCCGAATTAAAAGTGTAAGGAGATCCTGAAGGAACTATTTTATACTCATCAAGTTTTTGATTGAAATAGTTTAAATCGTTACCCACTTTTAAAAAATCATTTACAAATTCATCATAAGTGTTTGATAATGGGTCGTCTTCACCTGTAGTTCCAGACAAATTATAAATTACAGCACCGCCTCTTCTATTTAAATAACCGTCAGTCTTATCACAAATAAAATTTAACTCATCTGTAATTTGTATTAATTTTAACTCATTATCTATTATATTACCTTGAGCGTTAGAAGTCACTCCAATTAAAAAACCGAATTGTGCGTCAATTATTTCTTTTAACTTTCTTTTAATTTTTCGTTTTTCCTCTTTATTAAAATTAGTATTTTGTAAACCTCCAAGTATTGGTGAGTCTTCGTTATCTACATCCAGTTTTGCTTGGTCTATAACTTGTTTTATTGTTAATGCGGTTGCAACGGGTTTACCAAAAATTTTAACAAGATTATTCGTACTACCACTTAACCAATTAAAATATCCATCAGTATATTTTTTATTATTATTATATAAAATAATACCACCAATTAATGCTTCATTATTAATTTTTTCTATATTATTAAACACCGAATCAAAATAGTCTTTGGTTTTTTGAACCAATTCTGTCATTTTTGTTTCGTACTGAATACTTCCTGTAACTGCACTTGTGGTCACATCTAAGAAATTAGATAAAACACCACCTATTGTGTTTCCAGCACCACTTCCTTGATTGTCTTTAACATCTAATACCCCGTATTCGTTTTCAATATCGTCTAAAATTTCCGCGTTTGTTTCATCAAAAACAGGTTCTGTTACTTCGGCTCTTTCATCGTAAATTTCAGTATTAGCATAATAATTAAATGTAAGTGCGTTTTGTATTTGTGCGATTGGTTTTGCTAAACCGTGACCACCAATAAATTTAAGACTTAGCGTCACATCCGCAATCATTGGTTGAAGTCCTATACCTTCAGGGTTCAGATCAAATTTAGCATCGTCATATTTAAATTGTACAGAATCAATAACTGCCTTAGTGTGATAAAAATCCCCTACTCTGATTATAACTACAGGTGGAGTACCAAAGGCACTATTAAATACGTCATTATAATCTAACCCCGTCCCTGTTGAAGTAGCCGTAGGTATTGTATCTCCAGGTCTTGTACATTGATGTAAAAAGGTTAATCTTGAGTTTAATCCTTCAGGAGTGATTGAATGAAAAACGGGTTGGAAGTTTTTAATCTTACTTTTTATCCCGTCATAGATCATTGGTTGTTGTTGTTTGACCATTTCAAAATAATCACATTCACTTAACAACCTTCTCAATAATTTTTTGGTCAATCCCTTTAAATTTGGGTTTGCTGAATTAACAGTGATTTGTCTTTCAACCGTTTTATATTGTGGTGTTGGGTTTTCTGTAGTTTTGTTGTCAGCAGCTAATAAATTAGGACCACTACCCTCTAAATTTTCTTTTAATTTATCAGGAGTTGATGAGGAGTCTTCAGGTGTTGTTGTAATATTAGGTGGACTCACTTTTAATTCTGTTATGGTTGTTCTTCTACATAACATCGCCTGTATTGATGAGTAACCATCTTCATTAGTGTTTTTAAATGGCTTATCACATCTAATATCTGAGTAATTTTTATTTTTTAATAAAGATGTTTTTCCTTCAAATACCGGTGTTATTGTTAATTTTTTTGAGTCATAATATTTTTTTAAGGTTCCATTTGATGTTGGGAAACTTAAAATTGTTTGTAGTACCGCATCATATCTTCTTTTAGATAATAAATCGTTATATGAAACACTACCATTAGCATTTGCAGATGCAACTATGTTGAAAGAAACTGTAGATTCGGAATCTAATGCTGATGCGATTTTTTTTAATAAATCATCAAAATTATTTTTTTGTTCTTTTATATTAGAAAATAAACTGTTTAATTCATTTTTTCTAAAAATAATATAGTCGGTACCTAAATTAGTATCTGTAACAGTATTGTTACTTGCAATTATTTCTTCTTTTGTTTTAAATTTTTTAAAGTCTGAAAATCTCATATAGTACCCATCAGGGTAACCAAGTATATTTTCTATCTTATTTTTATATGTTTGCTCATTATTAATAAATGTACTATAAAGTGTTTCATAGTTAGCATCACTTAGAGTTTTACTTTTTTCTACATCTGGATCTAAATTTGTTTTTTCCTTTGGTATTGATTGGTCAAATAATAAAATAACCTCTTCAAATTTACCTCCTTTTTCCGATTCTTTATTTAATTCATCAACAATTTTATTTATTTCATTTGATTTTTCTTCTGCTTTAGGTAATTCTGTATTTGTTTCTATTGTTTTTTCTCCTGTTACTTTTTCATTAGGTAATTCATTTTTTACTAATTCAAGTTCTCTTATCGTTCTAAGTGTGGTTGTCGTTTCGTAAATGTCACTCAAACTAAATTGTCTATACTTTTTTAATAAATCAATAGGGTCATATTTTAAACAACCCGCAAAAAATGAATCAATAATCTTAGTAGTTTCACTATTATTTTCTTTTTCTAATTCTTTATTAACTATAATATTCATTATTGATGGGTGATCAACAACTATTTTAAATGATAGTGATCCCCCTCTCTCGGTACTTTTATAAACGTATAGAGGTTCAGGTCTACCTAAAAATCTAATTCCTTCCCATTGTGCGGTTGAGGTATCATTAAAAGTTAAATCATATGGTGGAAACCACATTATTCTACCACCATTGGGTCCGACCTCACATGCCGGTAAATCATCAATTCTGTAACCAGCCCTACTAGAACTTCTCCAAGCTAAGTTTTCTATTGATAACATGTACTTTTTAACTTTTCCGTTAATGTCTATGTTAGTTGATCCAGCATTACCAACGGATTTCATTGGTGCGATGTTCAAGTTATATGTGTTATCTAAAACTGAATATGAATTTTTACCGCCACTTCTTAAAAGTCCGTCAGACTTTTGTAATTCGTTATATGTATAGTAAGGTCTATCTTTTGTAAACAATCTACAATATTCATACCCCTTTATTGTTGGTGTCTTATTTACTGAATTTGGTGTAGTATATCTTATTACTTTTGATCCTTTGGTCATTTCCAAAAGCCCGTCTTTGAAAACTTTTGATACTTGGTTTATTGCGTTACCAACATGTTCAGATCTTCTTGATGAGTTATTAGCTGCTTGTACTAATTTTTGAGTAACATCTAGTAAAGAACCTTCTGTTAAATCAAAATCAGATGATTTTGTTTTGTTATATTCGGGACCAAAAGATGATTGTTCAAAAACCGTGTCAGTACCCGCACTATTAATTTGAAGGTTACCAGGCCCTACAAATTTACCTGGTTGATATATGTTATTATTTGCAACCCAAGTAAAACCTCCTTGTATACCAACGCTATCGTAGAAAGGTTTGGCATAAATACCAAAAGGAATATCAGTAACTTTTTGACCTTCATATTCTTTAGAAATTTCACTATAACTAAAAACAGGTCCTATATTTGCCTTACCATTTTTCCACTTAGCCAAATCCGTTTTTGGACTTACGGCATCTCTTATAAAGTTTTTATTATTACCAATATAATAGTTACCTTGTGGTGCTAAAAGATTGGGGTTTCTTAATGAAGTTAATAGATAGTTTGGTCTATAATAGTTGTAAAATAATTGATCAAACAACAATCCTCTAACCGCATCTGAAGTATTTGCTAAAAATAATTCAGATGAAGTATCAATCAATGGTGCGGCTATCCTGTTTACTAAATTATTAAGTAGATTGTTAGTTGTACCTACAGGATTTTCTTGTATTTGACTAATAAAGTTCCTATTAGGATAATCAAAATATTCTCCAGGAATTATAGAATATGGTGAGTATAAACCTGAAAGTCTACCAGCAAACCCTAAAGTACCTGGATTATCAACAAGTGGTTGTGTAATTTTAAAATCTCTTTGTATTATAGGAAGATTATTTGATAATACACCTAAAGCATCAAAAGGATTTAAATTTGGTTTTACTGAAATACCTCCACTATCAGGCGATATAGATGAATTACTAAGTGTTGATCTACCTAATGTTTGTTGTAATAATTCAAATGCAACTCTCGCCTTAAATTCTTTTTGAAGTTGTTTTGCACCCATTTGAGCCAATGCGGAATCTTGACTTAGTTTTCCATCACTACCATTAATATTTTCAACATTGTCTGTTGTTAAGATTGTTACAGGTAAATAATCTGAAGGTATGAACGCAAATGTACTGTCACTTAATCTATAAGGACTATTAATTGTTTCATTAATATATGTTACTTCTTCAGGTGTTGTAAAAGTACCTTCACCACTATTGTATTTATTTTTTGCATAATAAAATGTTTGAGATTCTTCAGTTGTTTTACCAACAAAAGATCCGTATAAGTATTCACCCTTATTTGGTTTTTGTTCTACATTATCGTTAGGTGTTGCCTCTACAGGATTAAACGGTTGATATGTGTTATTTAATAATATTGTAAGGCTTTGTTCACCAAATATTTCTAAAGGGCTATTATCTCCTGAACTTTCTGTAGGAAGATATTCTCCAAAATTTGTTTGTGTTTGTTGATCTTTATTAATATCAACAGTACTACCATAAGAACGTCCACCTTTAGTTGCCGGACCATACTTATTTTTAATATATTGAAAAATTTCTTGTCTTTGCCCAACGGTCTCTAATTCACTACCTTCAGCATCTTTTTGATTTCTATATTCACCAGTATTAATACCAAATGTTTTTAATTCAAAAACAACACTATCACCATATTGACCTCCTCCTTTTTCCGGACCGTATTTATTTAATACTCTAAGAAACCTTTCTAATTCATTTCCTTTTTTTTCTAAATCACTGTTAATAGAATCGGGATAACCATAATTACCTTCATTTGCTTTTGTTTGAAAATTTACGTTAGGTGTTACTGTGGTTTTACTTTGTTGTCCTTCAGGTCCGTACTGATTTTGTACAACTAACTCTTTTTCTTTTGTTTTACCAAAAACTTCTAAAAACGACTTTTCAGTTTTAGGATATCCGTAAAATCCTAAATTTGTTTGTGTTGTTTTATTTACATTAATATTAACAATATCACCAAAACTACCGGCTTGTGGTGTGTATTTATTTTGTCCTATTAAATTAGGTTCAATTAATTTTGAAGTTATGTCTAATGGTATTGAATCAATAACCGAATAATCGTTTACTGAAAATTCTCTACTTGTTACTTTTTCTGCAGGACTATAAAAACCATCAACTTTATAAGGTTTCAAGTTTTTTAGTAATAATTTTTTTCTAAAGTTTTCCGTAGAATCAAATGATAGTGGACTTTCCATCTAATGTTTTATTTATAAATAGATGATGGGTATTTTTTTTATCTTACTTGACCTTTTTCTACTGAGATTTTTGACTTATCTTTGATAATTGTCATGACTCTATTTTTTAATTCTTGAGTAAATGTCCTATCTTTCATAAGAGCATCGGATAAGGTTCCACTAGTATTGACATTAATGTTTATATTTATGTCTCCAGATGCTTCAATTTTTTGAGTTGACTCAGTTTTAATACTTGAAGGTGCGGATGACATTTGTTTAATATTATCTAAACTTCTATTACCCTCAAAATTATTTTTAATTTTAAATGAATCCTCATATGTTTTTTTGAGGATGTCTAAGTTTTTTAATAAGTTTGGTGCAAATACTGCTTCATCTTCTTTAATAAAATTAAACATTTCACCTTTCCCTAAACTTAAAACTTTATTTCCTGTTGAAAAAGCAACATCATTTTCTGGTGGTTTTTTTCTTGATCCTGATATTGTTTTTTCCTTTGTATTTGCATAGGTTCTTTGGTTAGCTTCATCAGTTGGGTCAAGTTTTCCGTCTCCTGTATTTTCCATTTCTTTACCACTTCCTAATACTTTTTCTTTTACAATGTCAGCGCCTTGTTTAGTTGCCTCTTGTGTATTTTTAGCCATAACATCTAAACCTTTTTCATAACTGTCTATAATACCTTGTCTTTGATCTTTACTTAAACTCATAATTAAAGTATCGCGAATAATTCTTTGATCTCTAGCCGAAGTTTCTTGTAATGTGAGTCCTTTTTCGGCGATTTGTCTATCTGATAAGTCGGCAACTTTTTGGTATTCTTCTAATGCCTTTTTTAATTGTTCTGGACTTTGTGTCATCGCCTTTTCTAAGTCATCCGTTTTAAATCCAGGAATGTCTAAAGTCATTTTACCACCTTTAAACTCGGTTAGTGATGCTAATAAATCTTTGGATTCTTTTGGCATCCCCTCACCAAATCCTGTTTCCGCCGCAGATTGCATTACTTGTTTTGCTTTGAACGCTTCTCTACCTATTTTGGTAAAATCTTCTAAGGTCTTACCAAATAATGTTGCCTGTTCCTTCAGCCTCATTCTTGAAGTGTTACTTATATCTATTTCACCAGTTTTTTCATTAATTTGAAACGCTTTAGCCGCCATATCAACCATTTGATTTTGTAACTCCTCAACGTCATTCATACCCATATTCATTAATTTAAATGGATTACCTAAATCACCTATTGACCCTCCAAGTGTTTGTAGGTTTGCCGCCAATTCTATTGATTTTTCAGGATCCCATAAATCTTGAGCCTTTGTCAATGCACCAATACTATCAATACTTGTTCTTAATATTTGTGCTTGAGCGGCCATTCTTGCTAAACCATCAACTCCACTTTTAAAATTGAATGAGTCAACGGATTTAAGATTTGTTTGTACTTCCTCTAATAATTTTTTACTTTGCAAACCTGACATTCTCGCAGTTTTAGCAAGGTCTTGCATTTTTTCTAAACTTTTGGATTGCGACCCTTCAAGTCTAATGAAATTACTTACCATTCCCCCAACTTCTTTTTCTGCCATATTAGTACTTTTAGCCAAAGATACCATACTTTCAGCGGCGGTATATGTGAGGTCTTTCATTTCGCCGTTAGCCATTTTGATTTTTTCACCTGTTTTTACAATGTCTGTTGTCAAAAAAGTAACTTTTCCCATTCCGTCGGCAATTCCACCAACAGCATCAGTAATTGATTGAAAAGACCCCCCCATTTTCAAAACACCGGCATATGATAGCATAAGTTGTTCTCTAAACTTACCTGATTCTAAGACCATACCTCCGGTCATAGTTTTTTGTAATTTTCTAGCCTGATCTTCTATTTCGGTGATTCCTCTTAAAGTTGTGTTTGGGTCAACTAATTTGTCTAATGCATTAGCAATTGCAGTGATCGCCTCCGTGGCGGTAATACCTTTAGAATCCCATTCATTAGCCGAACCTGTTGAAGCAGGATCAAATAACCACAACATCATAATTTTTTATTATATAAATAGTTATTCATCTTTTTTTTCATATTCTTTATACAGTTTGTCCATAAAGAATTTTCTTTCAAAAACAGGCATTGACATTAAATCGGAATATGAAAAATTACCAAACTTTACTAAATAATATATTTCGTCTAATAAGTAGGTCTTGAAATTAGAAGAAAGGGCGAAAAAATTCCACCCCAAAAGTAATATTCACTATTACTTCTTCTCCAGACGGGGCGATAACTTTTCTTTGTAAATCCATTTTAGGTTCACATTCGTTTATAAATTTTCTTAGTTCTTTAGAATCTGAAATAGGCATATTATTAATGAACGTAGCAATAACTCCTTTATCTCTACTACCATCTAATTCAACAATTTGTGTTTCTAATCTTTTTGTAATGACAGGTACAATCATACCTTTAGGGTAATTCTCAATTATTGTGTCAATTCTTTTTTCTTCACCAACATTCAAAAGTTTAAATTTTACAATCTTTTGTGATTTAGGTAAGGTATATGTGAATAATCCTTCAGTATCTGGCACAATTTTCATAGGTAAATAAGAAACTTCATCTAAAATTAATGTAGCATCAAAATAAGTATCAGTCTTAGGATCTTTAACACTCACATTATATTCAGGACCAAAAGCAGTATTTCTTAAAAATAAAAGTATTGCCTGTACATCTGCAGTTATTAACTGTTCAATATTAAATCCAGGTTCATAAATTTTATTTTTTAATAAACTATTAACAATACCATCTTTAGAACTATTTTGTGACATTAATAAGTTTTCATCATTTGCCGTTAAATATCCTACTTTAACTGATTCTTTTTTTGGTGTATAAAAAATTCCTTTAGAAGGTAATTTTACCACATCGTGTGGTAGATTAAAATTCATTTGACCATATTCTGCCGCGTTATCCATAATATTTTTTTCTTTAAAAATAATTAACTATTACTTTATGTAAATAAAAAAACCCACCTATTAAAGATGGGTTCAATAATATAAAATTAATTTTTTAGTAAACTAATATACATCTGTCAGGTTGTAATGTCATGTCAACCATAGCTAAATCATCACCACCGTAACCTAAATCTCCAAATGATGCTTTAGTTATTAAACATCCTTGTAGAATCCATTTTTCAACAGCAACTCCCGTTGGGTCTAGCATTTCTAAATCAACGTCTTTTTTGTACCCCGCCGCATAACCCATACGACCTGTTACTGATTCTGCATGTAAACGAACCCATTCCATAACTGCTTGTGCGGCTGAAGGTCCAATTGGATCTCTTAATTTTACACTAATCTCACCCCATTTGAATGATCCTGATACGTATGTTTCAGTGTTTAAGAATTTAATCTCCTTTTTTCCAATATCTATTGATGGTCTTGACGTACTTTCAACATACCATGAATTGATACCCAAAGAAGAAGGAAATGTCATAATAAACCTATTTTTTCTTTTAGGTTCATACTGAAAAGGCATTTTCATTAATAAATCAGCCATGTTTTCTCTTTTTTAATTGTTTTATTTATTATATAAATATTATGTTGTTTATTTTTTTTCTATTTACTTTTTCTATTTAAAAAATATTCTTATATAGAATCCGGTTTTAATATTCTTTTTTAATATTTCCTTTAGTTAAATATGTTTTTACTGGATTTTCTTCATATTCACTAGATAAAAATTCTTTCATTTTTTCTACATTTTTTAAATCATCATCTGAAAAACCAATAGAAGGTATTATTTCTTGATTATTCATATCATTTTTAAAAAATGCCTTTTCACCTATTTCTTTTGCCAAATCTTTACAATAACTAATAAAAGTTCTCATAGCTTTGATTTTTCCTTCTTCAGGATTTGCAGCACTACCCTCCCCAAAAGTTACCGGATGAAACCGACACATATCTAAATATTCGTCAATTAAATCTTTATCTGTGAAATTTAATTCAAACCCCTCTTCTAAATTTTCTTCAGTTGTAAAATTTCTATATTTTTTTAAATTTTCTACTAAAGTATTTTTATTGATTCCGTTATGGTTAGAAACAATATAGTTATATGTCGCCTCTTTTAATGTTTCAGGGTTATGTCCCCTTGCTGTGATTATTGCAAATATTGACCCTCCATTAATACATTCCACAAAATCGTTCCATGATGGGCCAGGTGACGCAACCATTGAGTCTATAATAAATCTTTTATCTCCTTCTAATCTGAAGTTTCTAAATGGATTAGGTGCGTAACCAACAACGGTAGTTCCTTTATAATTAAAAGGTTCAACCCCCAATTCGTGTCTGTGTTCAGCAAAATCTTCAGTGGACATCCCAATCTCTTCTTCGTTTTCAGTCATCACCATAATTTGTGTTGGCATAAAAACAATATTGTCGTCCCAATCAAACGCATAGTATTTTGTGTCAGGATTTCCTTCTTCATCAAAACCCTCGTGTATTCTACGTTTGTTTAAATAATTATATACGTGTTTTTTTATATTCATTTTTTATTGATGAACTCTAAAATTTTTTCTAACTGACTTTCAGTTATGATTATGTTTTGTTTTTTTTGTGAGTATGTTGTATGATTTCTACTAATATCACCCACAGTTTCTTTAATTAATTTTTTTTTAATTTTCATAACTTTTTTTTTAATAAATATATAATGGGGAATATTTCTACTCCCCATTAATTTTATTTTTTATTATACATCGTCAAAAGACGCCCCTGTTGGTGTAATTACAAATTCAATATCAATGTATTCTAACGCCCTTGTAGGTTTCAAGAAAATTTTACCAGTTAACGTATTGGAATCTAAATCTTCAGGAGTGTTAGATACTGTAACTCTAAAGTCAATTAAACCTCTATCTCTTCTGATTGAATCTAATATTGGGTTAACTGAATCTAGGAATTGTTGTCTTACTTTATCATCGTTTTGTTCAAACAATAATCTAACGGCCACCGCCGAAATCAATTTACGTGCTTGTAATAACAATCTTCTTACGTTAATTCTATCAAGTGCAGATTCTCTAACTTGTAATGTTTTGTTACCCCAAATTACTGTACCAACGTCTGAGAATGTTGCAATTGGGTTAACTCTACCTTTATAAAGAGTGTCTCTATCTTCTTGAGTTAGTTTTTTACGTGCTCTAATTGCGTTTACTAAACCTCTTGTGTAACCTGCAGATGCAAACCAAGGGAATGCTATGTTGTCTGTTAACGCCAAGTTTTTAGTAACTTCTGCTGTCGGTGGAATATAAATCTGTGTATTATTCACCGTGTCTCTTGTTAATACCCATGGATAGTATGTTGCAGTGTAGTTAGAATCTATACTTGTGTTTTCTAACCTATCAACAATCTCTTGCGGATATACTAATCCTTCTTCAATATCTTGATAAGATGGTAATAATAAGTTAAAGTCAGGTGTTGTACAAATATAAATTGAGTCAGCTCTATCTGTTTCAACCATATCAATTGCGTCTTCAACTAAATTTGAGTTGTAATAATAATCAATTCCTGGCGTTACAAATACGTTAATGTTAACTGATTCAGGATTTGCAAAAGTTGCTTGACCCCATTTGTATGCATAATAGTCAGTATTTGCCCAAGTCTCTTGGTTAGGTCCTGAAATTTGTTTGAATGCTCCCCATCCTGATGCGGTTGGGAAAGTTACTGAAGATGCCGCTCCGTATTTAAATCCTGATTGACCTAATGCGAATGTGTCACCATTTGTTCTATATTCTCTATAAATGTCCCATCCATCAAAACCACCATAAGCCAATACTGTAAATTTACGAGTATTCAATCTAAAATATGGATTATCTGAATCTTCAGGTTCACTATTAAATGAACCAGCACCCACTTCAAATGCTTGTGTGTATGCTGAGGTTGCTGGATTGTATATTGTAACTACCGTCGCTCCACTATCCATATGGAAACCTTTAGTTATATAACCCCAATCAATACCTTCTGTATCAGTTGCTAAGTTAGCAGGGATTTGTTTACCTTTGTATTCAAAGAAATCGTAGTCAATACCTGTGATATTTGAAATACCTAAGTAAGCCTTTCTTGGGTTTTCTCCATTTGAGATAACTGGATTATCACCACCTGATGAAGATCCGAAAGGTGGGTTGTAAATAACTTCACCTGCTTGTAAATATTTTGTTTTATAAATTACAAATGGAGGTGTTGATTGAGCGTATTCTCTAGAAATATAACCTTCAAAACCACAAGCAACTGCGTCTGTTGGTGCCTCATCACTCATCTCTAACATTATGTATTTAGATTTAACTTCATACTCACCGTTAGATGTACCAATTTTATTCGCCACGTAGTTATTTTGACTTGGGTCCATTGAACAATTCGTAAAACTTTCAACAACTCTTACATTTTGATCATTATCATAGAAATCTCTAATGAATACATCAAATGTTCTATTTGAGAAAGAAATGTTTCCAATAGACATTTTAACTAATCTATTTGCGGCATTACCGTCAGAAATTAATTTGAACTTAAATAATTTGTAAACTTTGTTACCTCTAAGTTCAGAAACAACATAAGGAGTTTCAGGTGTTTGGTATTGTTCTAAATAGAACGCTATTGAATCACTATAGTCTTGAATATTAGAATCATCAGTAACACCAGGTAATGCGATTAATGAACCATAGATACCTCTAATTTTTCCGTTTCTATAACCATTTAATAATAGACTTGAATAAACTTCTTCAACAAATAAAGGAACTTCATTTCTATCTTTTCCAAAATTACTTCTACCAAATACTTTAGAAATGTATTGTGAATCTGTTGTTGAAAGTGAGGTTTCAAAGGTAAACGTTTCAGCATCACTAGTAATACCAGAAATTACAAAAGTTTCAAATGGATTAAGAGCAACTCCTGAGTATGCTCCTGTTGTGATAATATTAACTCCTGTTGTTGCACTAACCTCAAAATCAGGACCGTGTTGTGTACTAGAGTAATTTGTAACACCTCTAGATCTTAAAGTTGCAACAACTAAATCATCATATCCACTATATGGTGTTCCTGAATATACGGTTCCATATATTGCCACAGACCCCGAATATCCTGAAGTTACTGTTGAAATTGAATTTAATGAAGCTCCAAAACCATAACCATTATAACTACCGATACTTGATGATTTAGAATAATCAAATAATGCGTAGTACCAAGGATCATTTAAATAAGAACTTAAATTGTTATTTGCAAAAATAACATCATCAACACCGAATGTTTCAGTAACCGCAGTTGTGTTGAAAGGAGCACCTGTAACTGCATTATAAGTAGCATTATCAACAGATCCCCAAAAATAAGAGGTTTTACCGGACAATGGTGATGCGATTGAAAATAAACCAACTTGTGCTGAAATATAATTTTGGAAATCTAAATAAAGACTTGAACTACCTCCATTTGCTGTTGTATATTGATTATAAAAATCGGAAGATATTAATGATGGTAGTGAAGGTAATATTGTAATATTTGTACTAGCTCCTGTTGTTCCTGTAAAATATACATAACCAACAGGTGTTGGTGATGAACCTGATACACCAATAGTTGAACTATCAACATTTCCAATAGTAACAATTGACCAAGACGGTCCAGCGTCATAACCTGAAAGACCTAATATTCTTGTTACAAATAATTGATTTGATTGTTGTAAATATGATTTTGCAATATACGAAGTTTCATATTTAGGGATTTGTGTGTTTACAAATTTCTCAGGGCTTGTGCCACCGAAATAAACTTGATACTCGTCAAAGTTAGTAATAAATATGGGTTCAAATGCTGGACCCTGTAAAGTTTCACCAACTAAACCTAATGTTGTTACACCAACACTCTGTGCAACGAAAGTTAAGTCTCTTTCTGAGGTATAAACACCTGGAGAAACGAATACTTTTGTAGTAGATGCCATTTTTTTAGTTTAATTAAAGATTTATTTTTATATATAAATACATTAATTCTAAGCAAAAAACAGACCTAAAAAATAATAAATAGATAGTAGTATGAAAAAATTCTACCTTTTTTCTACCTATTAAAATATTTATTAATATGAAAAAAATTAAAAATATAAAGATTTCTGAAGAAACACATTTGTTATTAAAAAAGTACTGTGAAGAAAACGGATTGAAGCTTTATAAATTTTTAGAAAATTTAATAGTCAAAACTTGTACTAAAGAAAAAGATATTTACGGAGAATAATTAAACTAAAACTGAATTAGTTTTAATTATTGATTCTTTAGTGTTATCTGTTTTTGTAACAATTACCTTTAATGTGTCTCCATCAGTAATTTGAATCACGGGTAAATCATCACCTAAATAATTATTGTTTATGTAAACTGAATATGAATTTACATTTTCAGTTGTTGTTATAATTAAATCTACAGTATACCTAAAAACTTCACTCAGCTGGGTAATGCCGGTAACAAATAATAAATTTACATCAAAACTATCGGGTCTTGATGGTTCTATTTTGACCTTTCTCCCTCTTTTTTTAGTTTCAAACTCAAATAAAGTTACTTGTCTTGTTATTGCTGGAGATACTTGAAATTCTTCTTCGTCTATCAACATACCCTTCAATGTTATTTTATAACTTTGAATGTAGTATTTTCTTTTTTCAATTTCTTTGGCTGATTCATCTGTTGGGTCTTCTAATGTCATATGCATATAATGACCTTTTATTTGTGTATATGCCTGTTTTGAGGTAAACTTTTGCATCATAATTTTATTGAACTCATTTACCTCTCTCATTCTATTACAAAAAATCTTAATTGTGTAAGTTATATCAACAGGGACAGGTTGGGGTATTTTATATACATCTGCTCCTTTTCTTTGTCCGTCCCAAGTAGGAACTGTATAATAAAAAAATCTTAATCTTTCTGGTATATTAAATGCCCCGTTATTAATCTTACCATATTTAACTTCAGGTTGTCTTACAGTAATAATAAAAGGTAGTGAAACATTTTTGTCTAAATCTTGAAATTTCCAAGTTTCCGTAAATTGAGTCCAACTTTGTGTTGTGATAATTTTATCTACAGTAGGAACAGTTTTACCGTCAACAACTAATTTTAAATCATTTTTAACAAAATCTAAAACTCCTCTATCCATATCGGCATGTAACACCCCCTTTGGAAGATAAGTCCCTCCATCGGTTATGTCATCTAACATTTGTTGCCTTCTTTCCTTTCCTACTTTGTTTGGGACTAAAGGAAGATATTTTTTATTTTGTTTTGGTAATGCCATTTTTATATTCCGTTAAATTCATCATTTGTTACAGGTGCAGCAATAATAGTTCTATAATATTTTTTATAACCACCATAAGTATGTTTCATATCTGAAGTAACTCTACCATCATTTACCACTGAATAATATCTAACCCTATCTTCTGTTTCATAATACGCTAAATAATCTCCCAAAGATATCTCAATTGCCAGTTGATCTAAGTGAGATTGATAAACACTAAATGTCATATTTCCTGGCTCCAACTGTGAAAGCTTAGAAGAACCATAATCTGAGTTAGTTGGTGCATCTATTTTCACTAAACCTTTAACCTCTATTGGTGCTAAAAATTGTATTCCATCGCTTAACGCCTCACCATAAACATCATCATTGTTTGTCCTTTGTCTGTCAACACGATATAAAACAACGGTAAAATTCATATCACCCATCTGCCATTCCATACCCATTTCAATCTCTAAATTAAAATCTTCTTCAGAAAAAAACTTATTTAATCTTGTAATTGGAACTTTATTTTGTGACATATTAATAAATATCATTAAGCACAAAAAACCCCACAATAGTAGGGCTTTATGTTATTTTAAAAATTTTAAATTACTATAATCCAATAGAGTTTGATTCAACTCCGTCTATAAAATCATTTAACGATTCTGAAAGTTCTTCAATTGATGCTACTTTTGTTGGTAATAATTCAAGAATATCATCTGAGTCACAGATATCTTTTAAATCTTCTAATACATTTTCAAGCATTTCAATTAATTCATTACAAGAATCTTTGGCGTTTTCTATTTTTTCATCATTGTCTTTATCATCATCCATATCCTCATCATCCATATCCTCATCATCCATATCCTCATCATCCATATCCTCATCATCCATATCCTCATCATCCATATCTTTTTCTTCTTGTTCACGTATCGCTCTTCTAACAAGTCTAGAAAGTTCTCTTTCGTTAAGTCTTATTATTTTTTTCATAATATATTTTTTTTAATTTATTTTATAAATAAATATTACAATACCAATAAAAGTTGTTTTTTAAATTAAATTTACTATTTTTATTTATAATATAATGGAAGAATTAATTTCAAAAACTCCTGAAACAAGAGCCGTTCAATTATTAGACGATTATGAAGGGTCAAATAACTATATCTTAAATTTAAAACACAAAAAACAAAATAGTAAGTCGTTTACACCAACAAGATCACAAGCAGAATACATAATTAACTTTCACGGACGAACACCAAAGGTTGCCAAAAAATGGGTCAAATTAGATTCTTATTTTGGAAAAAAAATGATGGAAGATAAAATGTACACAAAAGAACCATCAGAAATATATGTTGAAAAGTTACTTGTAGAAAAAGATAAGTCATACCACATTTGGGGTAAAATATTTAGTGGAGACACTTTACATGACTTTTGGGTTCCAAAATCGGCACTTATTAAAGATAATGAGGTAAAGAATGTTGTCATTGGATATTCTAAATATAACCACAGAGCTCCGATGGATCACCAAAAAGAGGCAATTGAAAAGCTAGTTAGAAATAAAAAGTTTATTTTGGCTGACGACATGGGTCTTGGTAAAACAACATCAACAATTATTTCGGCACTCGAAACAGGTGCAAAAAAAATATTAATTGTTTGTCCCGCGTCTTTAAAAATTAATTGGCAACGTGAAATTGAAAATTATTCAGATAGATCCGTATATATTGCAGAAGGTAAAAAATTTTCAACTGAATCTGATTTTGTCATAATTAATTATGACATATTAAAAAATTTCCACGACCCTAAAAAGAAAGATGAGTCAATAATTTTAAATACTAATTTTGATTTAGTTATTATGGACGAAGCTCATATGATTTCTAATCCACAAGCACAAAGAACAAAAATTGTAAATGATCTTTGTGGTAAAGTTGAAAGGGTTTGGTTACTAACAGGAACACCAATGACCTCAAGACCAATGAATTATTATAATCTTTTAAGTTTAGTTGAAAGTCCTGTTGCCGCAAATTGGATGGCATACGCAAAAAGATACTGTAACGGATTTCAATTTAGTGTTGGTAAAAGAAAAGTGTGGAATGTTACAGGAGCATCTAATTTAGATGAATTAAGAGAAAGAACACAAAGTCATATTTTAAGAAGATTGAAAGAAGATGTCTTAGACCTTCCTGATAAAATTATTACTCCTGTATATTTGAGATTAAAGTCAAAGGACTATGAAGAACTTATGGGTGAATATTTTAATTGGTATGATAATAACTCAGAAGAATCTTCATCACTTACTATTCAGTTTGGTAAATTAATGAAAGTTAGAAAAGTAATTGCAGAAGAAAAAGTTAAAAACACAATTGAGTTAGCGGAAAATATTATTGAGCAAGGAAAAAAAGTAATCATATTTACAAACTTCACAGATACTTTAAAAACCATATATGAACATTTTGGAAAACAAGCAGTTTATTTAGATGGGTCATGTTCAAAACCTCATCGTCAAAAGGCTGTTGATGATTTTCAAACAAACGATAAAATAAAAGTATTTGTTGGGAACTTGAAGGCCGCTGGCGTTGGTATAACTTTAACGGCCGCGGAAGCCGTTATTATGAACGACTTATCATTTGTTCCTGCCGAACACGCACAAGCAGAAGATAGATCCCATAGAATTGGCCAAAAAAACTCAACATCCGTTTATTATCCATTATTTGAAAACACAATAGAGGGTGTCATCTATGATATTCTAAATAGGAAGAAAAAAATCATATCAACAGTAATGGGTGATGATATTATGGAAGACGCATCTGCAATTGAAGAAATGTTAAATTTAATTTCTCATAAGAGGTGATATTTATAATACATGAGTAATATAATTAATTATCCAAAAAATACAAATAAAATTAATAAAGAAATAATTGACAGTTTTATAAAAAAACTACAAAAAAAATATCCATTAGATAATCAAATAACTATTGATTTTTTAGAAAAAAGAACGGGAACTATGACCACAGGGAGTAGAACAAATAAAGGTAGATTAAAAATTTTTGTTAAGGATAGAATTATTAGTGATGTGTTGAGAACTTTAGGTCATGAATGGATTCACGAATACCAAAGAAACACACTTAATAGAGATAGAGGTAAGAGTATTGGTGGAAAAAATGAAAATGAGGCTAACGCTAAGTCGGGTGAAATTTTGAAATATTTTGCTAAAAACAAAGAAAATGAAAAAAAAATATATAAACCATTTTTAAAAAAAATTGAAGAGGTAGAATTAAAATTAAATGAGGATTTAGTTTCACAAAAAAATATTATTTCAGAGATAAAAAAAATATCCATAGAAAAATTACAATATGACTTTAACGATTTAGAAACTTTCATTGATTCTGAAACAATGAAAACCCACTATAATAAACATTACAAAGGATATGTTGAAAAATTAAATGTGGAATTAGAAAAAGTTAAAGACCCTGATTTAGATATTGAACAGATAATTAAAAAAATAAGTAAGTATAATACGGTTATAAAAAACAATGGTGGTGGAGCATTTAATCACGCACTTTTTTGGAAAATGTTATCACCAAAAAAACAAGAAATAACAGATCCAATAAAAACAAAAATAGAAAACACTTTTGGATCTTACGAAAAATTTAAAGAAAAATTTGAAGAAGAGGCAAAATCAAGATTTGGGTCTGGTTGGGTGTGGTTAATTTTAACAAAAAATAATATGTTAAAAATAGTAACAACCGCAAATCAAGATAATCCTTTAATGAATACTGAAAAAATACAGGGTTATCCCCTATTAGGTTTAGACGTATGGGAACATGCGTATTATTTGAAATATAAAAATCAAAGAGATAAATACACAAAAAACTTTTGGGGAGTCATTAATTGGGGGTTTGTTAATGACCAATACACCACACAAATTAAAAGAAACAAAGTTAAGTAATAAGATATTTATATAAAAATATATCTTATGAATACTGCAATTATCACCGAACCAGAAAGAAGTAAATTATATAAAAGAATTAGAAATCTTTTAGGTGCACCGTTACGTTCTGTTGAATTGGAAGACGAAATGATGGATTCCCTGTTGGAACTTTCAATACAGGATTACGCTCAACATGTAAACGATTGGTTGATTGAATCACAATGGTCTTCACTTTATGGTTTAAATTTAGATGAGCAATCAGTTACAAGAGCATTTACTACGAGAAGTTTAGATTGGGAAACACAATACACATATTCGTATTCAAAAATTGTTGGATTACAAGCGGGAGGAGATTATGTTTTGAAAAAAGATTATATAGATTTAATTCCAAACCAACAAATATATGAAATACCGGCAGGAAGAGAATTAAATGAATTACTTTGGTTTACAAGATCTGAATTGGATGCTGCATATTTTGATCCGTTTATGGGTGGATTTGGTGGATTTGGTGGTATAGGTTTAGGTGGTGGAGCAGGTTTTTCTCAAATGGGGACAACAGGAAATTATTTTATAACACCAGCGTTTGATATTCTTTTGAGAATGCAAGATATCAGCATGAAAAGAAGAATTATTTCGGGTGAGTTAACGTATAGGGTTACCGCATTACCTGATGGTAAAAAAGCAATTCATTTAATGAACGTACCTGGGGGTAAGTTTGATTTTGGAAATATAAATTACCAAAAATATAAAGTTTGGTATTGGTATTACGAAACAAATGATAGAGAGGATTGTTTGAAAAAAAATCCCGATATTGTTAAGTTACCTTCAGATGTTCCTATTGATGAAATAAGATGGGATGAATTAAATTCACCGGCACAAACATGGGTTAGAAGGTGGTTTACTGCATATTGTAAAGAAACATTAGCAAAAGTAAGGGGTAAATATAGTGGTAATTTAAAAACACCAGACAGTGAAGTAACATTAGAATGGCAAAGTTTAAACACAGAAGCAAAAGATGAAAAAACTATTTTGTGGGAAGAATTAAAAACAAGATTAGAAAGACTTAGACCAGAAAAGCAATGGGAAATCAAAGGGCAAATGGCTGAAAACATGAATAAAGCTCTAAAATATAGACCATTTACAAGTCCATATAATGTAATATAATTTTTTATGGCGGTTTTTAGATCTATTTCATCACAAAGAATTATTAACGGTAACGTTATAGAAACTTCAGATTCTGCGGTTGTATCAAATCAAACATACACAGTAAATGGTGAATATGTTATAGTTACAAAAGGAGTTGAGGATTGTGTAGTTATATTAAATGAAGAATCAAGTGATCATGTCGTAATAAAATCATTAACTAATACTTTAGTTAAATCAGATAAATTAATAGACGATGAATTTAATGAAGTTGAGTTAGGTAAAGGGTCTTGCGTTGAATTTAAATTTGTAAACGGATCTTGGTACATATTATCTTCTGATGGTTTAAAAGGGTCTTAATCAAAAACTAACGACATTAAATCACCATCTTCATCAAATTCATATATTTCGTCATCATCAACTTTAACTTTTTTAATTCTAGTCTTCATCAAGTTGTTATTTTTTTCAACATATTCTTGGTCAACCAATTCTAAAGTATTTTCTAAATACATATAATAAGGATCAATCCCTGTTGATTGCCAAAATTCTAATTCCATGTCCGATAAAGTTAAAACCTCATCTAATTTATCTTGGTCTTTTTCTTTTTTAGGTGTTCCTCTATCTAATTCAGTTTGTGCTTTAGTAAATATTGGTCGGTCTTTTGGATCTTCAATTAATATTTCATCTCTAATTTCAGGTTTAAAAACAACAAGTAATGGCTCAATTCTTTTGTTAAACGCCGCCATATATCTTGCAATATTATATTCACCAAGTAAGTCAGGGTTTTTTTCAATATCTTGTTCGTTAATTAGATAACAATTTAACACAATGTCATCTTCATACTCAATAGGAAATGGTTTACCGTTATTTGTTTCATAAAGAAAAACTTCCTCTTTTGTTGTTTTAATTTTTTTTGTTTTCTTTTGCACATCTCCGTGTGATTTTTTAACACCATTATTTACATAATAAACCGTGTCCCCTAAACCTGGATTAATACCTGCACGTATTAATAATTCCATATGTGCCTGACGGGACATTGAATTGCCGGCCTTTGTTTTTTTAGTGACATGTACTTTATAATCTTCTATTGATTGTTTTACTCTAGCCTTATTTGCAATTTTAGATAAAGGTATTTCTCTGTTAAATAGTTTTTCTACATACTCATAGTAGAAGTCCAAAAATTCACCACCTTTACCATCAAGTAACATTCTTAAACCTTTGTCCAAAAATTCTGCAACATAAGTTTGAAGTTTTTTAGATTTAATGGTATTACCTGTAAGTTTTACTTTACCTTTATCTGTTAAAAGCGCGTAATTTTTTCTTGCCACATTAATTGTTGAAGGCCAAACACCATCAATATCAAGGCCCATTTCGTTTCTTAAAAACAAATCATTGTATTCTGCAACATCAGCCTCTGAACCCCAATACTCTTTATCCTTTTCAACTAAACCATTAAGTCCTTTACCAACATAGTAGTGAGTATCAACATCATCAGGTGTTTCAAAGTTAACACCATCCGTATCCATCACAAGTGGAACATAACCTTTACTCATAAAGTACATAATCATCTGTCGTAGATATTGTCTACCGGTACACGTAATCTGTTCTCCCATGTCCATATCACCCCAAGGGAAGACATGGGGTGCAGATAATGATCCAAAGAAGGCATTGATAAAGATTTTGATTGGTAATTGTTTCCTGTCGTATGAGACTGAAAGTTTCGGATCCGTTTTTTTAAATTCACCTGCTAAGTTTTTATATTTTATACGAGTATCACGAAAGTACTTTAACATACTTTTCATCGCGCCTGTTACGTCACATTTAGGAAACACATCGTGAACCAACTGAATAGAAGGGTATAGTGATGAGTAGTCAAGTTTTAATACATTCTTTGAATAACCAACTTGTAATAATCTTGAAAGTCCTCCTGTAAATTTTCTTTTTGGTAGTTTTCTTGGTATCGCTAAATTATGTTTGTATGACCATGCACACATGATCATTTTCCATAATGTTGCAGTACCCATAGTTGAAAGTCTTTCGTATGTTGTTGGTACAAGTTTAGAAAGTAGGAAGTTTGCTTGATTGAATTGTTCGTCAACAATCATCGTTTCATAAAGGTCATCATCAAGATAGTCTTCAATTATTTTTGAACCATTTGTTTTAAAATACACGTCAGTTCTTCTTGAACATATTTCATCTATTTTAGAATCAAACCCAACTTTTTTATAGTTTCCATTTTCTTTATTCATCCAATAGTCCTCGTTATCAAAGTATATTTTTCCAATCTTATCACCTTCAACATAGACACGATTTTCTTTTTCTGCTTCAATAAATTTGGTTATGTACTTCAAAGACCAACTCTTAATATCTGAATTAATTGCTTGTGCTCTACGAACTGCATGTGCAATATCTATAATATTGTAACCCCACATTTGAGTTTGTGTGTATGGTTCCATTTCGTTTGCCAACTTTAGTATACCTTCTTTTTGTTTTAATGAATAATCAGGATTTAAAGTCTTTGCAATTTTTTTAATATTTAATTTTAATATTTCTGCACGTTTTAAAATAAATGGAAAGTCAAAGAACGCCGAGTTATAACCACCAACAAGAGAGGGTTTTAATTTATCAATTGTTTCAAAAAATTCAACAATCATTTTCTTTTCTTCCTCTTCATTTTGAGCAGATAATAATTTAATAAAACCACGATTGTCTTTCATTCCAATTAAGAATATTGAACTCTTATTTGGGTCAAGACCTGTGGTCTCGATATCGAATACAAACCTGTGAATTTCATCGTATTCATCAAACCCTTTGAATAGTCTTTTACTTTTTTGAATTAGGTATTGTTCTACGGGTGAAAGTATTGAAATGTAGTCTGCGTTATCTCTACCCCATGGATCAAGTCCACCACCTTTAAAAAAGTTTACAAGATTAGAATATGATTTTGTTGTTTTAACTAAAAATGTTAATCCTGTCTTTAATCTTTCATCACCATGATCTTCTAACTTTTCGATAATAATACCGTTTTCAGACATTGCCTTTTTTTGTAGGTCTTTATTACCTCTATAGAAATTTTTACTTCGTAAGTCACCAACCCATGCAAATGGAATAAACGTATCCATTCTTAAAAGTTTACCTTTAATTGGGTCTTGAATTACTTTAAAAATTTTATCTGATCTGTAATCGTATTCGAGTGCTACGATATATTTTTCGTCGTCTTCTCCGTGTAGGAAACGTTCGATTTCTTCTTGTGGAACCATAATTATATATTTTTTGAGTTTGGTGTATTAGCTGTTACACATGGGTAACATTTACCTTTGTTCTAAATATAAGAGTAAAACCTACTCTTGTCAAATAATATTGATATAAAGATTTTCTCTAATTGGTCCTATTAGTTCTCCGTTTGCTAGTTCTATTAAGAACTCTCCGATGAATCTGCCTTTTTTTGATGTGTCTTTTCCTCTCCACTTATAGTAAATATAATATTCTCTTGGTGAATCAGGATTTCTTCTTTCTTTTTCTGTAATGTATGCGGGTCTCATAAATATTTTTTGAATGCCGTCATTTTCACTTTTCATAGAAAACCTAATAGTTGCATTATCTAAAATAGAATAAAAGTCTTTCCAAGAGTCAGTTCTTCCGTCTCTTACGACATCCATTTTTAAAATGGGTAAATTACTATTTTGTTTTATAAAGAATTCCATTTATAGTCCTAAAAAATTAATTAAAGAATGATATTCTGTTTTTAATTCGTCTCTTGAGTTTACAATTTCATTTGGTATTGGTGTAGAATCTAATATATTTCTTTCCACGTATTCCTGTAACCCAACTATATTTGATATTTTTTTAGAATAAACTAGTCTTATTTCTTTTTTTAAACTTTCTTTGCCTAACGCATTTAAATTACCATATGAGTCTAAATAATTTTCATTTGTTATTACTGTCAAATATAAATTTTTTATTTCGTCATTTAAATTTTTATATTCAGTAGGTACTTCTAAGGTTAAATGAATGGGTAAATAACCATCTTTAATTTTTACGTTACTATCATAACCCTCTCTAAGTTCCTCAACCCCAAAGTCATCATAATAGACTATTGTGTATTTTTCTTTTAAAACACCGTTTACGTTAATAGTATTATCTAATATTTGATAAAATTTTTCTTTTTTTTTCATACTATAATCTTATTTTCAAATTATACAAATTTGTTACATTAGTAGGGTTTGTAGACCAAGTAGGTGTTACCCATCTTATCTGTATTTTATCTCCACTTGAAATAGACAAGGGTGATGATAAAATATAATTATCGTTTAAAGAAGAGGACACACCATTAAAAAACACATTTCTAAGTCTTTTTCCACTAGTTCCTGAAGGATTTACACTAAACCTTATTAACATTTGTGATGACGTTGTTGGGACAACTACCGTTGAAGTAACATATGGTGTTGACCCTGTAGGGGTTGCGGTTGTTCCGGCACTTGACCACGTAGAACCACTGTTTAATGAATACTCAATTAAAATTGGTCCGTCAGTTCCTGCGCCGAATTTTGCAACTTCTGTTACAACATTTATTGTATTATATGGTGATCCATCAAATAAAGGTGAGGTTAATGTTGAAGTTGATCCGGTTAAACCGGCGTAAGTGGTAAATGTAACCAAAAATGAAGTCCATCCTGATGGTTGCGTAGCTGCCGAAAACGGTTGAAACAAAATTTGCACTGGTGTTCCCGTAACATATTTTAATGTTGATGTAACAACCTGAGACGTATTTGCTGATAAATTTTGAATAGATACTGTTGAATCTTCTGACGACCCACCAATAAAATTAGATAAAATTGAAACCTCAGTTATATTTCCACTGTATTGTGATATCATAGACCATGAGTCTCTATTAGTTGTGCTTGGTGATAAACTTTGTAGTCCTCCGATATAATATGTTGTTGCATCCGCAGGATTTAAGGTGCTATGACCTAACGACATATTTACAAAAGATGGGACATTTAAAAATGTAGTTGCTGAAATTGTATTCGCACTTAAACCATTTGTAAAAAATGTTGATCCTGTTATTGTTCCACCAGTAAATGTTTGTACATCAGATAATAGTGCAACGGTACCATTATTATTTGGAAATAATATAGTTCTATTAGAAGTAAGTGGTTCTGTATTGATATTATTATTAAATCCCGCATATTTAAAAATAATATTATCGGATTCACTCATAATAATATTATTACCGTTTGTAATATTTGAATTTATTAATACTTGTTGTAAAGTATCTCCGGTGGTAAACCCTGTAACTAAAAAAGTGCCGCCAGTGTTATTTGTAAAAATTGCAGTTCCGTTTGAATATGTTCCTCCGGTAACATATGTGTTAGTATCGGCAACTAAATTAACAGAAAAAGTACCCCCCGTTGGGTTTGTTAATGTTAATGTGTTTGCTGAATATGTAAGACCTGAAACACCTAAACCTTGCAAATAATACAAGTTGTTATCCATTTCTAATGTGGTAAGTTTACTACCCTTAGCATTTGGCCCAAATTGTCTTGTTACTAATCCCATTTTTTATTTAATAAATATAATGTTTATTCGAAATAAAACTCATCGACATAACCTTCAGGTAAATATCCATTTGTAACAAGACAATCAGGACACCAAAAGTCAAAAAGATTAAATTTATTTTTTAGCACCCTAAAGTTGTGTTGAACTTGTGGAGAACCTAATGGTTCAACATACATTCTAAATTGAGATATTCCTCCCATAAAAGTTCCACCAAAATTCTGTTCTAATAAAATATTTGTTGAAAGTCCAGAAAAAGTCGTTGCTGATAAAATATTATTTGGAAATAATTCAGGATCTTGAGTATAAGGACCATTTGGTAATGAACAACCTGAAAAAATTAAATGGTCATGTAATCCTTGTGTCCCCCCACCAAAAGATAAATTAAATGGTACTCCAACTTGTTTTTCTTTTTCTGTATTTAGTTCTCTTGGAATTATCTCTTCAAAGTCTTTTATAACTAAAAACAAGTAACCATTTACGTAAAGTTTTAAAGTTCCTAATCTATAATTCAGTTCGTCAAACCATTTTTTATCAAATTTCACAATATGAATTTTTCTTTCCGGTTTTGAACCTGGATGTGTTTCAGGTGGACTTATTAGTTTGTAAGACATACCATCTAAAGATGATTGAGTAGTAACAACTCTTAAATCGTTTAGTCCTCCTAAATTTAACAAGTCACAATTTTCAATTGTGGTATACCTTTCAAAAACAGCAGTGATCATTACCCATCTATCGTCCACCTTATCTTCACAATTTAATCCACAAATATCATAAATCGGGTCGGTTAAGACTTCAGTTATTGTGTATCCTGTTTGAAAAGTTACGCCCGTTGTTTCACATGTTCCAGTTGTTACACAATCCCCCGTAATTTTTATATATTTTATTCCGATTCTAGGATTGACCGCACAACCATCAAATCTTAATGATATTGCATTTGATAGTACGTCAAATTTAGGATCGGTTTCGGGTAATGGTACTTTTTCTGTGCTAGCACAACCACAATTACAACCAGTATTGTGAACGATAGTATATCCACTATTTGGATAAACATTGATACAATCTGAATTTGTAATACCGGTATCTGAACATGCGCAACTTTGGATACAGGTTAATCCACTTGTTATTCGTGTATATCCCGTATCAGATGATGGTGACCCATTGGCTTCGTGATAATATTTATTTTCCGCCCTTGTGCCAAAATAAAAGAATGTACCAGCATTAGATGGATATATATCGTTTAAATATTTTTGTGTCTTGCTATTTATGAAAAACTCATCAGTCAAGCGAGGTTTCAAAACCATTTCGGAAGTCCATCCTTTGTTAACTCTTTCGGGAAAAACTTCATAATCGTAACCATTTAATTTATAAAACCCTTGATAAAATCCTCCGTATAGTTCTTGATAATACCCAACCTGATTGTCAATTTTTGAAACTATATTATACACCGTTTCATAACTTCTACCTGAAAATCTATCGTTCGGTGGGTCCACTAAACTTCTTACAGGGTGCATTTTGAACCTACTATCTCTATAATGAGGATCAAATTTGTATGTATCGTCAATACCTTTTATATAATACAAAGTTTGTCCTGTCATACCGGTAAATAAACCGTTGTCCGTAGCAACAAGACCAACATCACAAATTCCTGTGTACGCAGTGTAACAACTAAAATCTAAATTTTTTGGATTATAAAAATTAGATGAAATTAAAGTGTTTGTTGGTATGTAATCCCCAAAAATTATTTTATTTTGTTGGGTGTTATC